GCGCTAAACCGGAAAGGTGGTCCCATGGTATACAGTTAATATTATACTGTATACCTTCATAGTGGGAGTGGGAGTTGGTGTGGTATATATAGGGCAGTCCGCGCGCCCGTGCGCGGTGTATCCACAATGTGCCGTGTTACCCGTACTGGTGTTGATAAGTGTTCGTATTCGGACGTTTTACGTAACGGTTGTCACTATGCGGAAAAGTTACGCGAAGAGAAGGCACGTGGGACGACGTGGTCGCTCCCGATTCGCCCGACGCTCGCTCGCCAAGAGGCGTTCACCGAGAAAGACGGGAAGAAGGACCGGGATGACTCGAAAGCGGATCCTGGACATTACGTCAACCAAGAAGCGTGATACGATGGTTGGCTACACGCAGAGTCAAAGCCCTGCAGGTCGTTATTTTGTTGAGTTGTTGAGTGCAGATAATTTCATGTTGTGGTGCCCGACGTCCCGCCTTTCAGCTGGACAGGGTACTGGTCTGCCCACCGTTCGTTCAACACCCAACGTTTTTTGGAAGGGGTTCTCCGACAATTTCTCGTTAGAGACTGATACGTCCGACCCTTGGTTGTGGCGTCGCATTGTGTTTACTATGGCATCTCGTTTTAGCGAAGCGAATATTCCGGCGATGTATTACGTCACTGCGACAGACAATATAGTGGACATAGTCGGCCCGACGACGCAGAATCCACCGGAGCAGTCTGCCAACGCATTACGTGGTTTCCCGACATATTTCCGTACGATGGAGCCATTGCCTGTCACTAACTACGATTTATTGGTTGAGCGAATTTTCCAAGGTGTTCGCTATGTTGATTGGAGCGACTATACTACGGCTAAGGTTGACACTAGTCAGATCCATGTGATCTCTGACCGTGTTAGGAAGTTGACTTCAGGCAACGATGCACCTATATTGCGCAGTGCGAAGCACTACGTGCCGTTGAACAAGTCTATGCGTTATCCGGAAACAGAGTTCGGTACTGCCCAATCAGCTACAGGGGCTCAGAATGATGCATTTGCTGCAAGTGGTACGACTAGTCAATTGAAGGATGTCTATGTAATGGACTATTTTAGGCAGCCGAGTGGGGCTCCGGCGAACTTGAAAGTGACGTCACAGTCGACTGTGTATTGGCACGAAAAATAGGGAGCCTGATGTGAACGAAGTCACAGTTGCCTTCAAGCCATGACACATCAACGCCTTCGTTGTAACGTGGGTCCTCGTTAGATAGCCAAATGCAAGGTCTCCCCCAATGTACCAATTTTTTCCCTTTGTATTTGTCCGTGCAGTAGAATTGAGCCTGGCAGCCTAGCCAGCTTTTGTAATTTGGGAAGAACTTCAGGCCACCGTTTATGTCGTCGAATACTGCATACTCGACGCCCTCGATTGATTCGTCCAGGGAGAATAGCCCTCCGAAGTAGGCATGTTTTCCCAGAGATCTGGCCCAAAGTGTTTTCCCCAGTCTTGTATCTCCGTACAAGCATAGAGATCTGCGTCTACCTGCGAGTATTAGCATCTCCTTATCGAAAGGGCCGGCTGGGGCGGGGGATAAGCCGAGGGACGAGGCCCCCCGTTCCCAGAGGTCCAACCCTCCCGCCCGGAGGGCAACATGTTATTATCTTACCTTCTAGAGAAACATCAAGGTTTGCTCCACACCAGTCAGACAATCTTGGTGATCCAGCCAAGTCGAATTGTATTCCTGCCGGTGTTGCATAGTCGGCAGGGTCGGTCCGGTACTTCCACTCCACAAATTTCTGTAGGGAGGTGAAATTGCAGCAAAGCGCACGTGGGTCCATTTGTCCAACAAGGTCCCAAAAGTCTGCTGCAGATTCCGCAGCTGTAATCTCGCTCCACTTAGAGCTAGGTTTATCCATGCTGTCTCCGCACGGTCTTTCAAGTCCTCCACCGACCACATCTCCATCCTTTGTTGCATAGTCCCAACCTTTTTCCGGAGTTCCGAATCCCGGGACAACGTTTGGGTGGCGACCCTCAACATCGAATTTTCGAGTGCTTGTAGTCTCGAATCGTCGTTCCCACATGCAGAAAGCATGTAGATGAATTCCCCCATCAGCATGCTCCTCTCGTCCGATGATGCACTCAGCTCGTAGAGATGCAAAGTGGTTAACCACTGCGAAAGGATCAAGGTCCGAACATTGGGCGTAGGTGAAGAGTCCATATTTTGCGCTAAACCGGAAAGGTGGTCCCATGGTATACAGTTAATATTATACTGTATACCTTCATAGTGGGAGTGGGAGTTGGTGTGGTATATATAGGGCAGTCCGCGCGCCCGTGCGCGGTGTAT